TATAAAATCAAGTTGCATTAGTTAGGCTCCTTGTGCGTAACTTGTAGCCATTCTATCGATTTCGTCATCGCTAGGCTCTCTTCTATCATCATCGTCGTCATCATCTGCAGATGGTTCAGGATCTTTTACAGAACCAATAGCAGGATCAGGCATCTTTTGTCCAACTGCCATTGCTTGTTTGATAGTTTTCACATCAAGCTCACTTACTTTTTGTAAGTCGCCAAAGCTAGTTGGTCCGCCTGGTGTGCCGAAACGTGTCAATGCATCACCTAACTTCGATAATTTATTTCCTAGTGCGATAGCTTCATCGTCTTTGTTCATCTTCATGCCCATGTCCATTATGACTCTACCAATCTTTGCCATTTTGTTTTCTTGTGATTGGCCTCCTGTCATTCTTGGATCTTCAGGAATAAATTCATTCGCTTTCATGTTTGCTCCTTCCCTTTTGATTGCTCTATTAGCCGCACTAAATCCAGCACGATTAACAAATTTTAAATCTCCACCTTGTCGTGACATAACATAACCTTCGCCACCTGGAGTATCACCTATTGATGCTTTGACATCAGTTGACTGTGCGTCAAGCTGTTTGATAATGTTATCCTTAACATTCATTATGCCGGATACCACTTGCCATAAAGCACCAAAGGCTTTCATGTTTTCATTTATGTAGTTGATTATTTTTTCTTGTTTAGGTTTACTGACAACACTACTTTGTAACCAACGTACAAAATCTCTGCCTAAATTGTTTAAGCCTGTATCTACCTTGCTGTTTGTATAACTGTAAAGTATGTTTGAAAAGTCTGAGACTTTCATTTGTTTTAATTTATTTTTGTCCAATAAAGAATCTAATGCACTTGCGTTTGCATTAATGGTTGCACTTAATTTGTTTATGCCACTCATATCTATTTTTGGTGGCTGTTGTACAGTGACAGGAGGCAACACTAATAATTTGTTACCTTGAAATATATCATAATCTGTTAAAGGCTTTTCAGTTCCATCAGGGTCAACTATTCTATGAATCACTACCCCAGCATCCGATTGGGCAATTCGTTTTCCTATGTCACTGTCAGCTTGTACTGAATAGGAAACCAATTGCGGTTTAAAATTAAATGTGCCATTTTTTTCTTCGGGCCTGTTAAAATATAACAAGTCGCCTTTGAAGTAGCCTCTATAATCTTCAGGTATTGCCTTTTCAAACACAGGAAAAACATTTTTCATATTATTTGCAAATGCCTTGTAACTGTCTGGCTTCTCGCCACCTTTACCTCTGCCTAATAACATTTTCTCAACGTCATCTCCTGATTTACTTTTTCCATCATAACCTTTTGCAACAAAGCCTGACTTGTCAGTGAAAATAAAATCACCCTTGTCATCTCTGCCAAATATCACTGCTGGACTTCCGTCCCATTTAATTGTTGTGGATTGTGTGTCACCTGCCGCCAAGTCTTTGAAAGCTTCTAAAACTCTGATAGCACCTTTACTACCTTCAAAGAAGATTACATCTTCTGCATGGTCAATACGAGCACCTTCATTTACTATTTTAAATTCTTCAAATTTCATTACGGTAACTTCAAGCCTTCTTTGTCAAAGTAATCCTTTGCGTCTTTAACTAGATTTTCATAGTTGGGATCTGTTTTAATTTTAGCATTGATAGTTTCAACACTTCTCATATCGTCAGCACTTGCTCCATCTCCTAGCAATACTTTTGCTACCTCATTTGGATCTTTGGTTACTGGCTCGTTAGTGATTCTATCTACCAACCCATTTGTTGGTGACCATTTGTAACCCTGTGCTTTTGCAACAGAGGCAATCATGATCATTCTGTGTTGTCCTTTGAATTCACTATCTGCCGCACCACGCAAGGCAAACTTCATAAACTTGGGATCACCAAACATAAGATCAGTTTGTACAAATCCGTTCTTGGCATCACCTTTGATTGGAGTCTTAAAATGTACACTTACACCAGACTTGGCTATCCAAGATCTATCATCGTCCTTTGGAGCATTTGAATCTTTCCAGGCTTTAAGTTTTCCTACAAGAGCATCTTTGTTGACCTTCTCTTTGTCAACTGCAACATCTAAGTCACCACTGGTAGGTTTGATACCTGTGCTACCTAGCATGAAGTTTACATGATCAAGTCCTGTGATCTTCTCCAACCATTTAAGTGTTGGCTCTACGTCAGCTTGGTTAATTCTCTGTGTTGCGTCCTGTCCGTCTGGTGTTTTGAATACGTTACCGCCTTCATTTAGTATCATGGCCCTGATCCTTTTTGTCTTCAATTATCTTGTCAATTCCGCGTTTGAACTTTCTAGGATCGCCACTTCTGATACTGTTAATAAAACGTCTTTCCATTTCTTGTGCAACCTCAGGACTATATGATTCTGTAATACGATTCAACAGATTGATACTGCTTTCTATCAGATTATTACCTGTAGACTGTATTAAGGCATCGTTATTGCTAGTTCTGTTGATAGAACTCAATTCCTGTAATATTGATCTAGTACGTTTTCTCATGGCTTATATTCCCTATAACTGTATTTAGTGTTATCAAAATAAATATTTCGCCGTATTCGGTTGACAAAATTGCTAATACTATTATATACTAGTTGCAAATGCGGGTGTCGTATAGTGGTAATACCTCAGCCTTCCAAGCTGATGCTAGGAGTTCGATTCTCCTCACCCGCTCCATACCCAATTACATTTAAATTATATAAGCAGATAAATATACTTGAATAAGGAGATAGCAAGTATATGGGAAAATTTAATAGTAAAATTATGGCAGAGTTTAATCCACCAAGGAAGTGGGTGCTAGGTAGAGATCTATCCTACACCACATCTGATTTGTCTGTTGAAGATATCAAGTCATTGCAGGCAGTTGGTGTTAAGGTTAAACGTGAAACTAACAAAACAGAAACTATCACGGTACCAAAAGGATTTGTTACAGATTTAGCATCAGTGCCAAGAGCTATGTGGGCCTTTATTGCTCCATTTGATGTAGCCAGAGCGGCAATAGTACACGATTTGCTATACAAAACAATTAGACAGTATCGCTGGAAGATGAAAGATAAAGAAGATAAGGAACTAGTCAAGAAAGCCAAGATAGCATCAGACAAAGTTTTCTTACTTGGTATGCACGATGCAGATCCTAAGATTCCAGGGTGGAAAAGTTATTCATCATGGAAGGCTGTTGACTTGTTTGGAAATGGTTCAATAGTTCCAAACAAAGACAACATCTAATTTACCAACGTAAAATAAAAAACTTATTCTTATCCCAATGTTCCTTGGTAAAGCAACCAAAGGCTTTGTGATTAGGTTGTAGTTCTCTTGCTATTTCTTTTCCCTTATCGCAGTCAGGCACTTGCCCAACTAACACTGGTTGTTCATAATTATATCCCAACCAAACAATTACCATAAATTTAGTCAACATTGGCTTGTATGTGTAAAGGTTTTGCTATTGGTTCAGGTGCTTCTACTTCTGAATGTTGCTCATTGTCTTCAAATGATTCAGCTACCCAATCATGTATTTCAACAAAGATGTTGTATGCCAACCATCCAAATAAAACTAATTCTAAACTATATAATTTCATTATAGTAAACTCCCAGGTAAAGGTTCCTTCCATGTTCCATGTTTCTCATATTGTTTTTTGATGTTTCTCATGTTTGCTCCATGATGATTTTGCATTTCAAAAAACTTCTTGAGCATTTTATTATTAGGATCTAACCTTAGAACTTCACAGGTTAGAACTTCTTGAATATGCCAGTCCATTGCTTGTTTAGTACTTTGCATACCAACTCCTTTCAAAAAAAATGGAGCCTTCCCTAAGGTTGGCTCCTAGTTAAAATTATAATATACTACAATATTATTATAATGTCAACCTATTTTTCTGCACAGGCATATGAATTAATTTCTAATCCAACTGATACCTCTACGATTTGTGGTTTAGTCCATTGCATCGTACGTCTCCTAAATAAAGGTTACGTGCCGGTTGTCTACTGACCGCGGTCCACAGTAGAATTAATTCTACTAATAATATATAGCATATCCGATATGAACGTGCAATGAACAAATGATTATGGCTTTAGCCATTTCTTAGATAGTTCGTACCAATACTGTCCACCTTCACGTAGAAGTTCATTGTCAGTACGTAACCTTTCAAGCCTACGAACTATTACATCGTGTTGGTATTGTGATATAACTTTATTCTTATTTTGATGTTTTTCTAAACGTGCTATTATATCGTCAATGATGGGGCAAGTTATGTCAGGCACCTTAGGTGACTTACGTTTTAATTTTAGCCAGTGTTTTTTCTCTAGTGCCATATAAATTATTTAAATGTAACGACACTAGAGTTCTAAAGGTGTTTAAAAGATTACCAACCGTTTGGAACGATTACGTAATGAATTGCTAAAACTACTCCTACTGATGCTCCTAATCCTACGATCATCTTAAAGAAGTCTCTTCCTATCAAAGGAAAAACAGTTTTAAACTTTTCCTTACCTGTGATAGTTGCCATAGCAAGTTCTCTACCACAAAGTAATCCTACGAATACCCAAGTCGTTGACATTGGCACATCATTAAGTTCTTTGAAGAAGAATAAGATCAACCAATACACAAAGTCAATGATAGTCGCTGACCTAACATATCTTGTATTGTGTTTCTCCAATACAATCTTTTGTATCTTACCTCCGCCTTCTCTAAACATAAAGCCAAGTCCTGCTATGAATACAGTTGATATGATTATCATTAGTTCCCAGGGTATCTGTCTTGGTAGGAACACGGCAATATTTGCCATGTCATGACTTAACCAAGTAAACCAAAGGAAGCCTGTTGTAACCCATTGACCTATACGCCAATAAAGTTTATGTTCTTCCTTGACTGGTTTTGCTTCGTCAAGTATTTTGCTAACAACAATCCAAATACAATATGCCGCCACAGCCGCGACTGCATATCCCATCATAGATTTCATTAACATTTTCTCTAATACAAACGTACTAGCAAATGCACTTAACACTAGGAACGAAGTACTAACTGGTACTCCTATCCTTGTCAACACTAATAGTAGTGCTGGTGCCATTGCATGATACCATTGTATCTCTTGAAAAGGTATCCTGTTCAATCGACCATAACTGATGTCTCCACCATTTGTGGTCCACCCATACCATAGGGTGTATAGCAGAACTGCCGAAGCGGCTCCCCACATGATCTTCCAGTTTACTTTTTCGTTATTTGATGCGATCCAAGTACCAAGAGTCTGTACTGAATCGTTTGCTATAACGGCATAGCCGGCAAATAAAAAGCCAACTGCCATCCATAGAGTGACTGCATCCATTTTTTATCTCCTTTCAGTGTCCGCTTTTACCACGTAACACCAGTAAAGTGAGAGCAGGCTCGATAGCCTTGCCTGCCCGGTATTATAATTAATACACTCTTATTTACAAAATGTCAAGACAAGTTTTGTTACAGTTTGATTACAAAGCATTTATAACAAAACAGCAAGACACCCATGCAAAAAAAATACGTCATTTAAGAGGAGAGTTTTGTGCGTATTTTATAAATACGAATGTCGACGCAAAGACTTCTCAAGTTTTTCCGATGACACACATACACACTGGGATTGACCAGGGAGTTGAGAGCACTCCTTAAATAGCAAATGACGGTAGCAAAGACTACTGACGCCTAGAAAAGACTAGGGGTATTGCTTTCCTTAAGCATCCAAAACATAGGAGAAAATAATGACACACTTTTGGAGTGGTCTTGTGTCTTGGATGAATCGCGGGTCAGGTGCTTACACAGACCGACGCCGTGCTGAGTTTGAGATATGGGCCAAAACTGAATACAAAGATGATTGGCAGTATGCGTATAATCATATGCTGAATCACAATGGTACACCGCCAAAAACACAGTATAATCCACTGAAGAAGGAGGCGGCCTAAATGCAACTTCTTAAAAAGATTTTATCAAAACTTAATACATTCATGTTTAACGATCAACGTAGATGGGAAGAAGATTATCTGTCTCAGTCTGTCGATCATGTTGATCTCGAGCGCCGTATTAAACAACTCGACCGCGGCACGGTCGAGGTTGGGCCTTTTGGTTCAAGAGTCAAAGCGAGTAGATATTAGGAAAGGATCAGAACAATGCTTATTATTAAACGTTTATTAAACTGGTGTGAGATTGTGGGCTATGCGAAAGCATCAGCAGAACTATCACGTCAGGGCTTTCATGCTGAAGCAAAGGCTTTGATGCTGGAGAAGACAAAACTTCAAGGCAGAAAAGAAAGAGCTCTAGTAAGATTAGAAGCCAAAAAAAAATTTAAAGCAGGGTATGATCCTGCCAATCACTACATGAGAGGCAAGTCCGTTGCAACCTGGAGTGGCAAGAAAGGTATGGTAGCTTAAGATGTGGCCATATACTAACGAAGAAAACGATTATCTATCAGGTAGGAAAAAATAATTGAAACTAGGGCGATGGAAACACCGCCCTATTTTTTTGGTTAATTTATTTTGCTTCAATTGGTGCAGGTTGCCCTGTGTACCACCAATAGCCGGCCGCAATAATAATGACTGCTATTGCGATCCATAGTTTTTTGTTTTTAAAAAACTTCTTCATAGGAAATCTCCTTCTGTCAATCCAACTCGTGTAGTTGGTGTAATATTTAAATACCTAATCTGTCCAATTATATTAGCATATATGGTTGTAGGCACCGTTTTTGGCTATGTAAATCATTGATTTTACTAAATAAAAGTGCTATTATATAAAATAGCGTCATAAACACACACAACAGACACACAAAGGAGTAAATTATGACAAACACAAAAGACGGGGCTTTCAAGGCCCAATTCAATAAGAACGGTTACGAAATTAGAACAGACGTATTAGAAATGGCTAAAGGATTCACAGAGTTTGAATTTTCAAACAAGTGGATGGGTTGGGAACAAACAACTAAACGTGATAAAGAAACAGGACAACTGATCTTGGACGTTAAGATGCCAACTGTACCAGGAATAGACGAAGTTCTAAAGAACGCAGAAAGGTTCTACGAGTTCGTAAACGGAACTTCCAAACAAGAAACAAAAGAATAATATGAAATAACACAATGACTAAAACAATGAGTGCATAGCACCCAGTATAACGCAATATACATAGAGAGCGGGAGCCCGGGTATTTTACATAGTGTACGTGACATCATTATGTTTAGCCCGGGCTTTAAAGTCTAATAAGTATCTACAATGAAAGACCTTAGAGAAATTAATTCCAATCTAAACAACAATTATCCAAAATTGTTAGAAGCAGTCAGTTCCAATATACCAGAAAAGAAAAAGATAGCAATAGTTTATAAGTTTATAGAATCATTAGAAGATCTAGCAGAGGCACTAGACAATGACAAGTAAACTTACACAAAAACAACAAGACGAATTGTTTGCAACCTTGCAATCAGCAACAAAGAAAACACAAGACATTAGAGCTGAAAAAACAAAATTAAACAATCCTGCAATAAACCTTTCAAACGATGAACTGTTTAACGATCATGTCAAGTGGCTTGATTGGAAACCGTTACAAAATCATGGCCTATATGATTCTAGTATTACACTTAACAAAGAAGACATGGACTGGCCAATGCAAATCAAAGCATACCTTAACCTATTGAAAGATGTGGATATAGAAAACAAAACCATTGCTGATGTAGGTTGTGGGTGGGGTCGTGGTGTTGATACAATAGCAAAATATCTAAATGCAGATATCACTGGCATAGACAACAACAGATATTATATACAATATGCAAATGCTCATTATCCAAACAATAAGTTTATTTGTAAGGACAAGGTTGAAAATGATTATGACATAGTCATCAGCAACTGTTCTGCTCATTTGCTCATGGAAGGTGACTTCTTTTACAGAAGATATAGGACAGTGATACTTACTGACTTCTTTACTAGAACGTCAATTAATGAATTCAAAGACAGAGTACTAGCCAATGGCTTCTGTAAAATAGTTAACGAAGTTGACTTATCTGAACAAACAATTCAAGCAATGATGTATGACATAGACACAATAGACAAACGTTTCCCACATATTAGTCAACATTCAAGGAACATATTCAAAGACATTGCCATAAGTAGACTGCATCTATTTAGAATGGGTGCAAATAGGCAATATAAATACACTATACAATATGATTAAATGGATAAAGAACTTTATTAAGGATTGCGTCAAAATAGAAAAAGAAGTCCGAGACGCCGGATATATCTATCATTATGCTCCAGGATACAATGAAGTCATAGTTCAAAAGGTGCAAAAAACAGCCAAACCCAAGGTAAATAAAAAATATGATAGACTTAAAGCCGTTCAAACAAAAGATACAGGAACTAAAGGATAACGGAAACTACCGTGTCTTCAATGATATTCTCCGCGAGAGGGGAGACTATCCCAATGCAATTTGGTATGGCAAATATGCTATAAAAAATATCGTCAACTGGTGTTCAAATGATTATCTCGGAATGGGACAGCACAAGGTGGTACTCGATGCCATGCACACCGCTCTTGATCAAACCGGAGCAGGTTCGGGTGGAACTAGAAATATTGCCGGAACAAGTCACTATCATGTAGCACTAGAGCATGAGTTGGCTAAACTGCATAGCAAACAGTCAGCTCTGCTCTTTACATCAGCCTATGTGGCAAACGAATGGACACTAATTGCTCTCAAACGTATCATTCCCGACATTGTTTTTGTAAGTGATTCAAAGAATCATGCTTCACTAATTCAAGGAATTAGAAACAGTGGTGCTGAAAAGAAAATCTTTAAGCACAATGATCTAGAACAGTTAGAACAACTACTGCGAGACGTCAAAGGCACTCCTTGCATAGTCTTTGAGTCCGTGTATAGCATGGATGGATACGTCAGTAAGATTCCTGAGATTGTTGCATTGGCAAAAAAATACAACGCCATAACTTATATCGATGAGGTCCACGCCGTTGGCCTGTATGGTGAAACAGGTGCAGGATATTCTGCAAAGCTGAGATCACAGGACCAAATCGATATTGTTAACGGTACACTTGGTAAAGCCTTTGGAGTTCAGGGTGGATACATAGCAGGGAAGTCAGATGTAATTGACGCAATTCGTTCTGTGTCCTCAGGCTTTATCTTTACAACTTCAATGAGTCCTGTGATTTGTGCAGGTGCTCTAGCCAGTGTAAAGTATCTAAGAGATCACAACGAGCTTAGAGTAAAACATCAAGAAAGAGCAAAAAGGCTTAAGACATTATTAAGAAATAGAGATATTCCTATCTTTGAAAATGAAACACATATTGTTCCAGTCAGGATAGGAGATGCTAAAAAGTGTAAGGCGATCAGTGATGAACTGATCAATGAGTATGGAATTTATTGTCAAGCTATAAATTACCCAACTGTAGACGTAGGAACAGAGCGACTGCGTTTTGCACCAACACCATTTCATTCAAACGCAATGATGCATAGTTTGTGTGACGCTCTTGAGAAAGTAATAAAATATGTTTGATATAAAACGTAACTTATACAGAGGCTTAGGCTTTCTGTGTGTGGGTATCGCCTATATAGGATTCATTACTCCGGGCATACCTTTTTCAATATTTTTAGTGATAGCCGCTTGGGCCTTTGCTAAAAGTTCACCTAAGATGGAGAAGTGGTTGTACAATCACCCATGGTTTGGACCTTTCCTAACCAACTGGGTAAAGAAAAGAGTATTTCCACAAAAGGGCAAATATGCAATGATACTTGTGATGTCCTCAACATTAATCATCACTTGGTTTGCAACTGAAAACATCAAAGCAATACTATGGAGCGGAGGTTTCATGGCACTTGTGGCAATATGGGCTTGGAGATACCCAAGCACGGTGGCAGAACATGACAAAAGAATCAAACTCGGCCAAAAGATAGGCTGGATCAAATAATACAAGGCGTCTCTAAGGCGCCTTAAACCTACATTTCTGGTACAAAAAATTGACGGTGTTAAAAATTTGACGGTGCCAACCTTACAAATTATTTTTCACTGAAAACCAGTACAAAAATTTGACGGTTGATAAATATATGTACAGGGCACAACTTTACCAGGAGTAATGAATTATATGAAATCTTTGAACAAGTGGCTACTTATTTTAGCAACAGCTTCTTGCGTGGCGCTTTTTAGCACAAATGCAAATGCTGAAACCAACACAGTGACAAGCACAGTCACGGGGACAACTACGGTTGACAAAACCCCTCCTACTGCATCAGCACCAAACGTCATGATCAACAATCAAGATGTTTGTTCAACTGGTACTAGTGCCGCAGTACAAACTCAGGTGTTTGGTATTGCAGGTGGAACCACTATCAGAGATAGAAACTGTGAAAGACTTAAATTATCCAGAGCATTATATGGAATGGGTATGAAGGTCGCGGCAGTTTCCCTACTTTGCCAAGATCCAAGAGTATTTGAAGCCATGGAGATGGCAGGAACACCTTGTCCTTACAAAGGCAAGATTGGTATTGAAGCCGCGAAAGCATGGGCTGACAATCCAGAAAAACGTCCTGACTACGATAAATGGTTGAAAGAAAATGATCTTGAAGATACTGAAAAAGAATGGAAGAATAAAGCAACTACTTGGGGCTTCGGTCTTGGTAGCCTTGGTTTGCTTTTATTCCTCTTATAGTCTAGCATACACTCAACAATATAACGTTGGCGACACAGGACCTAACGGTGGTACCGTGCAATCTGTCACGGTGACATCTACTGTTACAGGCACTGAGGTTGCTCTTAATGGTGGCTTCGAAGAAACAACTACAACAACTCAATACACAGAAACAGTAATAGAACAGATTTCAACAACACAAACAGTAACCAATACCACAACAACCTCAGTAGAAACCACAACTACAAATACTTTACCAGCCATAGAAGCTGGTGATTGGTCAGCGGCAGGAACAGCAGGTGGAGTAAATTCTAATTCTTGTAGTTACAGTGGAGGTATAGCGGCCGGTGAAGCCTGTATGGGTAAGATGAAAAACGTCAACAATAATCTTGTTACCACAGACAACTATAATGTAAACACACTAGGAGGTGGACAGGTTACTTCAGAGTATATAGAACTAGGATCTAATCTTACTGAAGCTGAAATACAAGCAGGATTCACACTTAACTTTGGTGTACGTGTACAATCACATGGTTCAAACGCAAATGTACCATATTGTTCTGCAACAAGTGGTGACTGTAAAGATGTATTTAGAGTCACAACCAATTTGTATAAAGCAGATCCAAATGGCGGTAACCTCAGCAGTATATTAATTGGTACCTTCAATAGATATGAAACACTAACGTTTTCTAATTTTAGAAATTACAGTTACACAGAAGACATAGGTTCAAACAACTACACAGAAATATGGGGTAACATGGAACTATGGGGTGTTGATGCAGGATATCATAAGAACGTATATGGTCCTATATTTTCACAACCATTCATGACTTTGACTTATGACGTTCTTACAACTGTAACAGAAACTATAACACAATTAGTTTTAAGCACACAAGAAACAGTTTACAACACATCAGAAGAAACTATTACAAGTATTTTCATAGGAGATACTACAACAGACACATCTATACCAGAAATAGACTTTACAGAAGTAGATTCATTTGAAATAGAAATCATTAACGAAGACACTGGCAACGGTATTGAAATGGAGTTTAGTGTTGAAGTAGATGAAACAACCAACGTTGCAACAGTTGAAATGGAATCAACAAACATGGGCACAGGTGTAGTTACAGTAGAAACTATTGCAGAAATAGATCTTAACATTGACTTTGGAAGTCTTGACACAGGCCCAATGGATGTTAATATGCCAAGTGTTGAATCAATTGAAGCAGACATTGGTTCACAGATTGATACTGCGGTTGCTGATGCTGTTGCAGAAATAGAAATAGACTTGCCTGATATGTCTACAGATACAACACAGATGGCAGATGCAGGGCCAGTGGTAGAGATGGCTCCACCAAGTGATGCAGGTCCTAATTCAGAACCAACTGTTGAAGTTGAAGTAAATACTACTGAGACAAGCAATGAGACGAA